CTGGGGCGTGTTCGCCGAAGAGTTCACCGTCGCCGGGCTCTCCGACGCCGCCGTAGCGACCTACGGCGCGAGCATCCTCGCCGCGAACGCCACGCCACAGGTCACCGTAAACTCCGCCGTCCTCCCGATCGTGGACAACGCCGACCTACGCACCGCCTCCGGCCCCTACCAGCACCGCGCACACCTCGACATCGGCGATCGGGTCACGATCTCCAACACCACGGCAGCCCTCACGAAGACGCTGCGCATCACGTCCGTCCGCCACGCGATCACCCCGACGAAGTGGCTGACGACGCTCGGCTTCGCCACCACAGGCGGGGTGTCACTGCCGAGCCCGGCCCCCACTCTGCCCGACGGCGCCGCCACCTTCCCTGACACCGATTGGACGCCCGTCACCTTCATCCCCGCCAACGGGTGGAGCAACCTCGCGGGGTGGCAGGGCGTGCAGTATTGCCGCCGCAACGGGATCGTCTACCTACAGGGCACCGGGGTGCCCGGCACGAACGCCGTCGCCGCCTTCACCCTCCCGGCAGGCTTCCGCGTGAAGGTGAAAGACATCAAGCAAGGGAACACGAATAGTCTCAACCTCACCGCCGGGCGCTTCGACGTGATGCCCAACGGCGACGTGATCCCGCAAGGCGCTGTGACCTGGCTCGGCTTCTCCACCTCCTACCCCGCAGAGCAGTAGATCCTTCGGCGCAGGCTCTCGAGCTCGTCGACCAAACCGCAAGATCTCCCGAAAGGAACCCACCTGTGATACCACGGACCCGCCTCGAAGCGGCCATGATCCGAAGGCGCCTCACGCGCCGCACGATCGCCCCCGTACGCTCCGCCCCCGACCCCCTCGCCCCGCTCGGCAGGGCGCTGCCCGTCACGACCCGCTACAGGGTCCGTGGCACGTCGTGGACGCTCGGCTACCACACGGGCGAGGACTACGCCGCCCCCGTCGGCAGCCTCGCCGTAGCGCCCTCCTGGGGCCGCGTGATCGCCGTCGGCGAGACGTCATGGGGCAAGGCCTACGGGACCATGGTCGTGATCCGAGAGGCGACCGGGCGATACGACTATGCCCTCTGCCACCTCTCATCCGTCGCCGTCCACGTCGGCGACCGCGTGCGACCCGGCACGATCGTGGGACACACCGGCAACACCGGCAACTCCACCGGCCCCCACTGCCACTTCGAGGCCCGCCCCGCCGGAGGGCACTACGGCACCGACGTACACCCCGCCCTCATCCGCCGCGCCACCCCCCGCAAGGAGATTGACAAGTGAACGGCTCATCTCGGAATAACAACGTCCTCGTGATCGTCGCGGCGGTGGTCTTCTGCTTCGTGATCGCCGCCTGTGTGGCGGTCTTCGCCGCCGCCCCCGAAGGCGCCAACACCGGGAGCCTCATCACGCTCCTGATCGGGCAACTCGCCCCGACCCTTGTCGCGCTTGGCGTGCTCGCGAAGGTGAACGCCGTCGACCAGAAGGCCGACGCCACCTCCGCGCAGGTGTCACAGGTCGCGCAGGACACCTACCGCCTGACGAACGGACTACTCGACGCGAAGGTGCGCGCAGGCGTCGCCGACGTGCTCCCCGATCACCTGATCGACCCGGACGCCCGCGAGCAGATCGCCGACGACCGGCGAGTGCGGGAAGAGCAGCACGAAGAGTCCGAAGAGCGCCCGTAGCGATCGCCCCCCACAAGCGCCCACGCCCCCGCCGCCCGTCCGTCGGTCGGGGGCGTGGGCTTCGTCGTTTTGCTGTACAGTCCACCTGTACACCCAAACGAAAGGAACACCATGATCCTCATGGGCAGCACCCCCAACTATGACAAGCCCGTAGTCGTCACCCTCGCCGAAGCGCTCGGAGCAGCGATCGACCGCCGACAGGTCGCGATGCTGCGCTCCGCCCTCGCCGAGCCGCCGTGCTGGTGTGACGCGATCGCCCTCTATCGCGTGCCCGTCGATATCTGCGTGAGCAACCCCAACACCACCATGAGCGACGGGCAGCCCGGCATGACCGTGTGCGCCGAGCACGTCGACCGTGACGGATACGAGCCGGTCCAGTGATCGCGACCGTGCTCGCCTGCGTCCTCGCGTCATGGCCGCTCTGGCTAGGGCTCGCTGTCTGCGCCGTCGCCGCATGGTTGAGCCTGTGACCGGCGGAGCGGCGCCTATGCCGATCCTCTTGCGCCCCTCCGCCGCCCTCGCCGACGCTATGGCGAAGGCGGCGGAGGAGTCGGGATGCTCGCGGCAAGTGTGGATGCTCACCGTCCTCACTGACGCCGTGACCGAACTAGGGCACTACCCGCCCGCAGGCGCAGGCCCCGACGACGTGCCGCTCTTCCAGACCCCCTACGACGACTATCAGGAGTGACCAGACCATGAGCAGACGACGCACGATCTACCGCCCCGCGAACGCCGAAGGCGTCTCCGAACGCGACCCCGCCGAAGAGGTCAAGCTTGCACTCACGAAGCCCGGCGCGATCGGCGTCCCCGACGTGGTGATGCTCTCCGAGGTGTCATGGCTCGACGTGCCCGCCCTCGCCGAACGCCTCGACCTCTACGCCGTGCAGTTCGGCGGGCGCGGCTCGCCGGAGGCGGGCGTCGCCCTGGTATCACGCAAGCCGATCCGAGACGCCGTGCTCATCGCAGGCTCCGACGCGGGCGAGGGTATCCGGGCGCGCGGCATCCTCGTGGCCCGCACCTTCGGGCACACCACGGCGGCGATCCACGTCCCGCCCCTGCGCGCCACCCTTGCGCAGGAGTCCTATCTCGACCGCCTCCGCATCCACGGAGATGCCGCGATCATCGGGGGCGACTGGAACCTCCCGCCCATGGTCGTGCGCCGCCGCTACCCGGAGCGCACCTACACCGGGCGCGGTGTGCTCGGCGTGCTCATGAAGCCCGCCGCCTTCGACGGGCTCGGCGCCACTACCCCCGTCAACGTTCGCAGCGACCACCCCGCCGTCGACGTGCCCGTGTACCGCAAGGTCAAGCGATGAGCGACTACGTCGCAGGCGGCATTGTGCCGAAGCCGACGCGCCACGAGTCGCCGGAGATCGGCGCCATGATCGGGCGCATGCTGAACGCCCTGATCCGCCGTGCCGCAGAGGGCGACTGGGAAGCCCTCGAAGCCCTCGCCGAGATCGAAGGCACCGCACGCTCCGCCATGACTGCCGGGCTCGTGGTGAGTCGGGAGCACTACTCCCTAGCCCAACTCGCGGGCGTCATGGGCGTGACCCGCTCGGCGATCGCGCAGCGCGCATCAACGGGCCCGGAGGTGCGCGCCTCCATGGTGGCGCACACGCCCGGCTGCGGGCATGCCCGGTGCGTGGGCGTGAAGAGGTGCCGCCGTGGCTAAGGCGACGACGAACCTCGCGTGGGAGTGCTGGCACGACGCCGACGCGGAGGCGTGGGTTGACGCCCACGACCTCACGGACTACTTCTACAGGGCGGCAGCCGCGAGGCGGATAGTGGAGCGCACGAGAGTCCCGCTCGTAGGGGTGTGCGTGCCGTGATCCAACCTGGGGGACCTGAGGCGTGCCCGTCGTGCGGCGTGTACCACACGCACGGGCGCCCTGACACATGCTCCGAGCCGACACGCCGAGAGTGGGTGACCTCCCGCCCCAACGTGCTCCGGCCCGCGAAGATGCGGCCATGACCACACACGCCGATATCACCGACCCGATCGACTACGCCGCGACCTGCATCACCGCCGCCAACATCCACGCCGACCGCGCCGCCGAGCGCCGAGCCGAAGGCGATCACTCCGCCGCCGGGATCGACCGCGAGCAACAGCGCTACTACATGAAGCGCGCAGAGGTGCACCTCGCGCAGTCGCAGGCCGTGAGCATGCAACGGATCGCCGACGCCCTCGACCGCCTCGCCCTCCTGCGATGAAGGGGCAGCCCTGCCGCCTGTGCTACGGCACTCGCTCGCGCTTCGTGATCCTCGACGACCCCGCCCCCGACGGGCCTTACTTCGTGCTCACTCTCTGCCCCTGCGTTACCGCAGATCTTCCCGTTCGCGTGCCGCAGCTCGACAACGAAACAGCAGGATCTCCGGCCCGTCGCGCCCGCGACAACGTGAACCCGCTCGGCTACCGCCGCTCGTTTGACGACGCGATCCGCGATGAGTAACGCCGCCTCCACCCTCGTGTGGTATCACTCGCAGGCCGACGGCTCCGCCCGCCTCGTGCTCCTGGCGATCGCCGACCACGACGGCGAGGGCGGGGCATGGCCGTCCGTCGCCACCCTCGCCCGCATGGCGAACGTCTCGGAGTCGACCGTCGTCCGAGCCCGGCGAGCCCTCGTGGAGTCGGGAGAGTTGACCGTCCACGAGCAGCAAGGCGGGACGCTGCGCACCCCCGACCACCTCCGCCCCAACCGCTACGAGATCAACCTCGCCTGCCCCCGGTGGTGCGACGGCACGACGCGGCACGCCTGCCGTGAGTGCGCAGGCAGAGGCGTGCACCTCGCAGAGTGCCCGGAGTTGTTATCCACAGGGGTGTCACCCATGACACCCCCTGACTTATCCACAGGGGTGTCACCCATGACACCCCACCCGGTGTCACTGGTGACACCCGAACCATCCTTAGAACCCCCCACTACCTCCCCTACCCCTCCGCCCACGCTCCCGGAGTCGGTGGCTTCGCTTTGGACGGGGGAAGGGATCTCCGACGAAGAGCAACACGCCCTGTGGGCCGAAGTGCTCAACGATCCGGCGACGACAGTCCCGGCAGCACGAGCACGACAGAGGGCGTGGTTCGTGCCCGCCCTCGCGAGGATCAAAGCGAAGAGCGCTCACGACCGGGGCGCCGCCCTGGTGAACGTCAGGCGCTTCGGCGAACCGTGCGAACACGAGATGCCCGGCGGCGCAGAGACACACCCGACGACCGGGCTCCCGCTCTGCCCGCTCTGCCGCGCGAAGGCGGTCCAGCCATGAAGCGCCCCGCCATCGGCCCCGACGATCTGATGTGGGTTCTCGTCGCCGTGCTCTTGGTGTTCGCCCTGGTGTTGGCGGTGTGCTCATGAAGTGCCGGACCTTCACACACCACGTGGGCACGACGAAGACCGAAGAGGCGATCCGGGTCGAGTGCGTCGCCCACCCGCGATGGATCGTCGACGCCGTGAAGACCGGCGACCTGAGCGCACGACAGGTAGCAGCTGCGGCACAGGCACAGCACGAAGCCGACGGCGAGGCGCACGGCGAAGACCCCGCCGACTACACGATGTGTGTGTGCGGGCAGATCATGGGGCACCGATGATCCCGGCATGGAATGGGCGCCGGGTCCAACAGGCCCGGATCTATATGACGCGCTACCTGCCCGCCATGTGCGCCGCCGACCAGCACGCACCCACCTGCCCCGGCGTGATCGACGGCGAAGACCCGAAGGCGTGGGTCGTCGGGCACATCGCCTCTCGAGCCGCCCACCCGGAGAAGACCTGGGACGTACGCAACTGGCGCATCGAAGCGCGCGTGTGCTCGGACGCGAGCGGACCACCGACCGCGATCGCGAACGCCTACGCCGCCGGACAACGCGACGCGATCGCCGCGAAAAGTCACGAAGAAAAAACCGACGAAGATCTTGACACCGACGAAAAAGAAGAGGCGCTTTTTTCCTGCGCGCCACATATCCGGGCAGACAAGCCTGCCGCGCTCTCTCTCTCCGGCACATCTCGACCAAGGATCACCAGCGCGAGCAAGGCGCGACCGCTCGCGACCACGCGCGAGCCCCTAGAGATTCGATCGGATCTCGGGTGGGACGCCGAGCGGGTCCGGTCGTACCCCTGGTTGGCGGAGTTCGCCGACGTGCCCGACGACGCGAGCCCGCCTCTCGCCATGACGTACCCGACGGCGGAGGCGGTGTGCTCGTACGGCTGGGCGGGGTGCACTCACCTCGCCGACGACGCGACGCCGGTCGTGGCATGGGCGGAGGCGGAGCACCGGATGACGCTGCGGTGGTGGCAGCGCTTCGCGATCGTGCGGCAGCACGAGCACCGCGCGGACGGCTCGCTCATCTGGGCGGAGGTCGTGGAGTCCGCGTCGCGGCGGTCGGGCAAGTCCCACCGGATGCGCGCCGTCGCGACGTGGCGCCTCGCGCATGCCGCCGTGATCGGGGAGTTGCAGGCGATCGTCCACTGTGGAAACGACCTCGCGGTGTGCCGCGACGTGCAGAAGAAGGCCTGGCGGTGGGCGGTCGGTCGGTGGGGCGCGAAGGCGGTCAAGGAAGGCAACGGGAAGGAGTTGATAGAGAACCCGCTCGACGGCTCATCGTGGGTGGTGAAGGCACAGGGCGCGGCGTATGGGCTCGACGCGAACCTTGCGCTCGCCGATGAGTGTTGGGACGTGAAGCCCGACACGATCTCCGAAGGCCTAGAGCCGATGCTGCTAGAGCGGCTGTGGGCGCAACTCCACCTCACCAGCACGGCGCACCGCCGAGCCCGCTCGACCATGAAGACCCGGATCGCGCAGGCGCTCGCCGCCGACGACGGGCGGACGCTTCTCCTGTGGTGGGCAGCCCTGCCGCAGGACGACCCCGGCGACCCGGAGACGTGGCGCAAGGCGTCGCCCCACTGGTCTGCCGATCGCGCCCGCTATGTCGCCTCGAAGTATGAGAAGGCGCTCGCCGGGGAGGAAGACCCCGAAGCCGACGACCCCGACCCCATGGAGGGATTTCGGGCGCAGTACCTCAACGTCTGGCCCCCGCTCAACGTGAAGGTCGTGCGCGGCGAAGCGATCGTGGACAAGGCCTCATGGTCCGAGCTAGTGATCCCGAAGCCGACGGCGACGCCGATCGCAGCGGCGATCGCCGCCCACTTCGACGCCGGGATATCACTCGCGATCGCGTGGCGCCTCGCCGACGGCGCCGCCCTCGTGTCGGTCGGAGCCTTCGACGACGCGGCCTCTGCCGGGCTCGCCCTGGTCGCGTCAGGCTTCACGGGCGAGGCGGTCACCGACGGCGCCCTGACGGACGACCCCGGACTAGCGCTCATTCGCAAGGAGAAGGCGACCGGTCGCGGAGCCGTCGCCGTGCTCGACCTGGCGCGCCTACTCGCCGAAGGGCAAGTGACCCACGACGGCGGCGACCACCTCACGCGGCAAGTGCTCGCGGTGCGGACCGTCGACGGCGCCGACGGGGTACGGCTCGCCTCGAACGGGCGCCTCGACGCCGTGAAGGCTGCGGCGTGGGCGGCGTCGGCGGCACGCTCCAAGCCGGTGCGCAGGGCGGGCACTCGCGTGCTCGTCGCCTCCGGGTGACAGGAAGATTTACGACCGCGGCCGCAGCCGGCCCACGCTCACGCCTTACATAACCAAACCGCCAAACAGGAGGATCTTCCGAATGCGACACGCCGAACGCTCCACACGTCCCGCCGGGGACACGTCCCGAATGCGAGGGTTTCGCCCGTGAGAATCTTCGACTGGCTCACCAGTCCCGCCGCCGCCGTGGACGAAGCGGCGGGCGCATCCTTCGCCGTGGAGGCTGCCTCCGTGATCGGGCTCGTCGGCTCGTCGCCGGTCTTCACCCCGACGAAGGCGCCGAAGGTCGACCGCGAGACGGCCATGCAGGTAGGCGCCGTGAAGCACTCGCACGATCTGATCTGCCCCACCGCAGGCGGGCTCCCGATCAACCTCGAAGGGCCGGGCCGGGTGGCAGTGCCCTGGTCGCTCTTCGAGCAGCCGGAGCGCAACGTGCCCGCCTCCGTCACCATGAGCAACCTCTTCGCGGATCTCTACTTCGAGAAGATCGCATGGTGGGACGTAACGGAGATCGGCTACCACACGTACCCCGCCTACGTGAAGCGCCTCGCGCCGTCGCGCGTGCAGGTCGACGCCGATCGCGGGACCGTGTACGTCGACGGGCAGGAGCGCCGCGACGCCCCGAAGTCACTGATCCGCTTCGACTCCGTGGTGGGCGGCATGCTCACCGAAGGCGCCCGTGCGGTGCGGACGCTCCTGCACCTAGAGCACGCCGCCTCCATGCTCGCCGACGGCGTGCCCGCCTCCGAATACTTCACCCCGTCCGAAGGGATGGACCCGGCGACCACTGACGCCGAGATCGTCGCCATGCTCGACGCCTTCCAGCAGGCCCGGCGGATGAGGACGCGCGCCTACGTCCCCGCCGCCCTCGACATCCACGAAGGGAAGGGCTTCAACCCGGAGCAACTGCAACTCGCGCAGAGTCGACAGGCGGCGGTGCTGGAGATCGCCCGGTGCGCCGGGGTCGACCCCGAAGAGTTGGGCGTCTCGACCACCTCGCGCACCTACGCGAACACCTTCGACCGGCGGAAGCAGTTCCTCGACTTCACGTTGGGCGCCTACCTGAAGGCGGTACGCGATCGCCTGAAGATGCCCGACTGCACGCCGCGCGGCTACGTCCCCCGCTTCGACCTCGACGACTTCCTTCAGACGGACACCCTCACCCGCTACCAGACCTACAAGGCGGGCTTGGAGATCCGGGCCATCACCGAAGACGAGATGCGCGAGGCCGAAGGCAAGACGCCCCTGGCCCCCGCCCCGTCCGCACCGCTCCGAGCCCTGCCCGCACCCACCTCACAGGAGAACGCCTCATGAGCCGCACCGCCTGCCCCCGCGATATCACGGACTGCACGCTTCGGTCGTGCCTCTGCGCCGGGAGCGCGGCTTTCGCTGACGACGGCGCGAGCATGGTCGCTGTGGGCGGCGGCGAGGTCTTCGCCGTCGACGCCGTGCGGCGCATCATCAGGGGCCGGGCCGTGCCCTTCGGCGTCGTCGGCTCGAAGGCGGGGATGAAGTTCCAATTCGCCCCCGGCGCCGTCACCTGGGGTGACCCGAAGCGCGTCAAGCTGTACCTCCACCACGACCCCACGACCGCCGTCGGGCACATGCTCTCGCTCGTGGAGACGCCCGACGGGATCGACTACGAAGCCCGCGTGGCACGCACCCCCGAAGGTGACCGGGCACTCATGCTCGCCGACCCCGACGGCGACGCCGTGCTTGACGGCGCCTCCATTGGCGGCGACCCGGAGCGGGTCAAGTACCGCCTGCACGAAGGCGTGCACCACGCCGTGACGTTCCCGCTGCGCGAGATCTCCCTCACGCCGCAACCAGTCTTCGACGACGCCCGCACGACCAGCGTCGCGATGAGCACCACCACCACCACCACCACAACCACGAAGGATCACTCCATGAAGTGCACGAAGTGCGGCGCCCCGACCCACGTCGGACCCTGCGACCCGACCACCCTCGCCGCCTTCGAGGCCGCGAGCACGACCCCCCCGGCCACGACCGACCAGCCCGGCACCGACTTCTCCGGGCTCACGGAGGCGATCGGCGCTGCGATCGGCGACGCCTTCACGAACATCACCTTTCCGCAGCGCGAGGTGATCGACCCCGCTCACGCCACGTTCGAGGTGAACGAGCCGACCCCCTACCGCTTCGACGGGATCGCCGGGAAGGAGTCGTTCTCCAACGACCTCCGCTTCTACAACTCCGACATCGAAGCGAAGCAGCGGATCGACGCCTTCATGACGGAGGCGTGGGAGGGGCAGTTCGCCGTCACCGCTGGCAACGTCAGCAGCCTCAACCCCACGCGAAACCGCCCGGACCTCTACGTGCCGAACCTCACGTTCACCCGCCCGCTGTGGGATCTCGTCACGACCGGCGTCGTGGACGACAAGACCCCCTTCACGATCCCGAAGTTCGCCTCCGCCTCCGGGCTCGTGGGCGCCCACACGGAGGGCGTGGAGCCGACCCCCGGCGCCTTTACCGCGACCTCCCAGACCGTCACCCCGACGCCCATGAGCGGCAAGGTGGAGATCGTCCGTGAGGTCTGGGATCAGGGCGGCGAGCCGAAGGCAGACCAGATCATCTGGGGCGAGATGCTGAACGGCTACTTCGAGGCGATCGAAGCGAAGATCGCGACCACCCTCGCGGCGGTCGCGACGGCGGAGATCAACCTCGCGAGCGCCGTCGGCTCCGCCCTGGTCAACCTCCTCACGGGCACGCTCGTGGACCTTCAGTTTGTGCGGGGCGGGAACCGCTTCACCGCCCTCGCCCTCGACGGGATGCTGGGCAAGGCGCTCGTGCAGGCGACCGACGGCAACACCCGCCCGCTCCTGCCCGTGATCGGCGCCACGAACGCGCAGGGCACGACGGAGCCCGGCTTCGACGGCGTGGCGATCGGCAACCTGCGAGGCCGCTTCGCGTGGGCGCTCGGCTCCACGAACGCATCGAAGTCCTACCTCTTCGTGCCGTCGTCGGTCTACGCCTGGGCGTCGGCCCCGAAGAAGTTTGAGTTCGAGTACCGCGTGAGCGCCGTCGACCTCGCGATCTGGGGCTACTCCGCCGCCGCCGTCACCCGTGACAGCGACGTCAAGCCGATCGACTACACCACCGCCGACGTCTGATCCCACCCCCCATGACGCCGGGCGGGCGCCTCGACCCCGCCCGCTCGGCGTCCCTCTCGCCCCGCAAGATCTCCTGTCGCGGAGCGGAGCTCGAGAACCACAACCGCAAGATCTCCCGCAGGAAGGTACGACCGTGACCAAGTCCAACCCGAAGACCGGCCCCACCGGATGGATGCTCGGCGGCGACCCGCCGGAGCCGCAGATCTGGGAAGACCCGAAGCCCCTCACGAAGGAAGAGGCCGCGCGCCTCGTGCCCTCTGACTCGCACACCGGCACCGACCCGCTCGGACGGGCGATCGGCCCGGCGGAGGATCACACGAAGGCGAAGAAGGTCTTGAACGACAAGGGCGAGATCGTCACCCCGAAGATCCCGACCAAGCCCCGCCGCTCCTGACAACGAAGGTAGACCGCCGCCATGCCCGCACCCACGCTCGAAGAGGTCACCGCCTCGCTCGGCGACGACGTAACCGCCACCCCCGAAACGATCGCGGAGGCGTATGCCGAAGAGGTTGCGGCACAGGCGGCGGTCTGCCGCACCCTCACGGAGGACGAGATCGCCACCTATCCGGCCAACCTCGCCGGGGCGCTGCGCCGCCGCGTCGCCGTGAACATCGCCTTCCGCGCCCTGCCGCTCGCCGCCGCCGCCACCCTGCCCGACCCGGCGACCCCGACCGGCGTCGCCGCCGACCCGGAGGTGCGTCGCCTCGAAGGCCCCTACCGCAGAGTGATCTTCGGATGAGCGCCGCGATCCGCACCGCCCTGGCAGCCGCCGCGAACACCCACCTGGGCGCCAATAAGGTCACGCCCTACTACCGCCAGACCACGACGGCGGGGTGGGGGTGGGTATCCATGGGACGCCGCGACCGCGACGCCTCCGGCTTCGGCTTCCTCGACACGTGGGAGATCCGCGTCGTGCTCTCGTCTGATATCGCGAAGGCGGAGAAGTGGATCGACCAGCACTCCGACGCCCTCACCGCCGCCGTGGCGGAAGAGGTCGTCGTCACCTCCCTCACCCCCGCGATCCTCAACCTCGACAGTAAGACCACCGTAAACGCGCTCATCATCGAAGGCGTGCGCGAACACTAGGAAAGGAACACCAGCAATGGCAGCCCTGGGCACACGCCTCTTGAAGGTCAAGATCGGCATCACTGAGTACACGGCAGAAGTCTCGAAGTGCGAGGTCGTCTCCGCCGCCGCTGACTCCGACTTCACCTCATTCGCCGACGCCGCCGCCGGAGGCGCCCGCGAGTACGCACTCGACTTCGTGGCGAAGCAAGACCTCGCCACCGGCTCCCTGTGGCGCAACGTGTGGACCGCCGCCGGGACCACGATCGCCGTCAAGATCAACCCCTACGGCAACGCCACCGCCACCGCGACGGAGCCCCACTACACGGGCAACGTCACGATCACCGAGCCCGACGGGACCCTGATCGGCGGCGAGGCGAAGAGCAGCGTCTCGGCGCGCTTCACCTTCGGGTGCCGGTGGGTCTTCACCGCGAAGCCGACGGAGGTCACGACCGGCGCCTTCTGATCCCCACCAGTCGCCCGTGCGGCGGCACCCCCACCGCCGCACGGGCTCACCACCACCACACACCACCGGAAGGAACACCATGACGAAGCCGAAGCCGAAGCCTCTGGGCACCCTCGTGGAGGTTCGCGAGGGCGCCACGATCGTGCGCCCGGACCTCGCCGAGATCACCTCTCACGGAGGCGCCTACGTGCTCGACGTGCCCGGCGTCCACGTCGTCGACGGGCAGCAGCTCGAAGCCGACACGACCGCCGAGACGGAGCCCGTGGCCCCATGATCTCGACCCACCTCGACGGCGCCACAGAGACGGCGCAAGCCCTCTCGCAGGCGCGCGAAGAGGTGGCGAACCTCGACGCGGCGGCGGTCGCGCAGACCGCCGCCGACGTTCTCCGGGGCTTCATCCCCGTCAAGACAGGCAAGGCACAGAGCACGATCCACGTAGACAGCAGCACCGGCGCTAGGGCCGTCGTCGCCTTCGGCGGCAGCCGTGCGCCGCACGCCTTCGCGATCGCGCGAACGCACCCCTCCCACTTCGTAGAGAAGACCGACCGCGTGATGGAGCAGCGGGCGGCAGGCCTCTACGAGGACGAGATCACGGACACCCTCACCAGAAACGGACTCACATCATGACCGACCAGCAGCCCTACCCCACGCCCCGCGACCCCTACGCCCCGGTGGGCGACGGGCAGCCCCCGATCTACGGGCGCCCCGCACACGCCTACGTCGACCCCCACGACCTGCCCGTGGAGGCTGCGGTAGAGGTCCCGACGTGGACCTGTGAGACGCCCCCCTCTGCCTTCCTCATGAGCCTCAACGGCTTCGACGAGATCGCGATCGCAGCCAACTTCGGCGCCCGTATCCACGACCTCCGCGAAGACCCGATCACCGGGGGGCGCGCCCTCGTGTTCGTCCACCAGCGGCGCCTGGGGCTCACCGACCCGGAGGCCTTCAAGACCTGCATGGGGCTCACCATGAAGGAGGTCGTCGCCTACTTCCACCCGGAGCCGAAGAAGACCGACGCGGCGAGCGCAGAGGGAAACCCGCAGGGCGCGCACCTGTAGCCGACGGGGTGCGCGCGACCCACTACGTCGACGCCGCCGCCGTCGGCATCCCGCCCGCCGACTGGCTCGCCCTCGAGGACAGCACCCGGCGGGCGATCATCCACGAGCACAACGCACGCTTAGACCGATAGAAAGGCGCCGAGCCCATGACCGCGAAGCCCGTCAAGATCGCCTTTGAGGGCGACGAGAGCGATCTCGTCCGTGCCTTCGACAAGGCAGGTACGTCCCTCGACGGCTTCGCAGCCGACACGAAGGCCGCAGGAGCGAAGGCAGAGAGCGCCCTCGCGGGCGTCGGCGACAAGGCCGACGCCCTAGGCGGCGCGTCGTCACAGGCGGCGGGCGGGCTCGGCGACCTGGGCGGCGCTATGTCGCTCATGCCCGGCCCGCTCGGCGCGATCGGCGCAGGCATGGAAGCGGCAGCCCCCGCGATCATGGGCGTAACCGGCGCCGCCGACCTACTCAACCTCGCGACCACGAAGTTTCCGATCCTGGCGAAGGCGCAGACCGTCGCGACAAACATCATGGCCGGGGCACAGGCGGCGCTGAACGCCGTCATGGCAGGCAACCCGATCGCCCTGGTGATCATCGCCCTGGTTGCCCTGGTCGCGATCTTCGTCATCGCCTACAAGAAGAGCGAGACGTTCCGCGAGATCGTCGACGCCTCGTGGGCCGCGATCAAGAGCGCCACGAAGGAGGTCTTCGAATGGGTGGCAGACAAGATCGCGACCGTGTTCGGCGTGCTGAAGAACATCTTCTTGAACTTCACCGGGCCGGGGCTCCTGATCAAGCACTGGGACGACATCAAGACCAACACCCGCGAAGCCTTCGAGGCGGTGCGCTCGGCGATCGACACGAAGTTCGACGCCGTGAAGGGGATCTTCACCAGCCTCCGCACGAAGGCAGCCGACGAGATCGGCTCGTACACCTCCGACGGCGGAGGCGTGCTCGGCAAACTGCACTCCATGGTCGACACGATCGGGGACATGCCCGGCAAGATCACCTCGAAGGCGGCAGGCATGTGGGACGGAATCGGCGACTCTTTCAAGGGCACGATCAACTCCATGATCGGCTGGTGGAACGATCTCAGCTTCTCCGTTGATATCCCCGACAAGATCCCCGGACTGCCCGACTCCTTCACGATCTCCACCCCCAATATCCCCATGCTGGCAAGCGGAGGCATCGTCAACAAGGCGACCCTGGCCGTGATCGGCGAGGCAGGCCCCGAAGCGGTGATCCCCCTCGACCGGCTCCGCATGCTCGGCGGCGGCGGCAACGTCTACCAGATCACGGTAGAGGTCCCCGTAGGCGCGAGCCCCGAAGACGTGGGCCGCACGCTCGTCGCCTACATCAATGCCTTTGAGCGCTCCGGCGGGCGGCGAGCCGCGTGACACGACAGGCCTTCACCTCTACGAACGTCCTCCGGCTAGAGGTCGGGGCACCCCCGGCGACGGGGCTGCGCAACCTCCTGAAGAACCCTCACGGGCTCCGTGGCCCGTGGGGGTGGCTCACCCCCGGCCCCACGATCGCCGCCACCACCTACATGCTCGGCGCCACCGTGACGGAGAGTTTCACCGTCACGCCCGCCCTACGCTTCCGCTCCGACTCCGTAGATCCCCTGATGAACTTCGCCACCAGTGAGCCGGAGCCCGTCACCGTGGGGCAGTACGCCTCCGCACAGGTGCGCCTTGCCGCCCTCTTCGGCGCCGGGCGATCCGCCGAACTGTCGATCGTCTTCTTCGACAAGGCAGGAGTGCAGATCGGCGGCAGGAACGTCGTCACAGCGATCCCGAACGGGGCAGCCCTCAACTCCGTTCACACCACTGCCCCGGTGGTGATCCCCGCCCTCACCGCCTACGCCTCCGTGCGAGTCGACGCCGTTTTCGGATCGGCCGGCACTCGTGGCTTCGACATCAATCAGGCCATGCTCACCACGGGCGCCACGAGCGGCGCTGTGACCGGCTATGCCTTCGTGGAGCCCTTCACGTACACGGACATCCTCGCGCCCGCCTACGCCCTCGACGTGGCCCGCGAAGGGCTCTCCGTGGGCACCCTCACCGCCTCCATCCGAGACACCACGCTTGACCCGGCCCTGGCAGCGTCCCTCATCAAGCCGGGGCGCCCTATCCGGCTCATGGCGCGCACCTCCGACGCCGCAGGCGCCCTCACGTCGGTGTATGAGCCCCTCTTCGTCGGCGAGATCAAGCACGCCGCCGTCAAGTACGACCTCCTGGCGCAGCCCGCCACGAAGCGCGCCAACATCACCCTGACGGCGGTCGACGGGACCGCCCGTGCAGCCAACTTCATGCAGCCGCAGACCGTCGCCTCCATCGCAGACCTGTCGTTCACCCTCGAAGGGTGCGGCGTGCCCTTCGAGGTGAACAACATCGCCTCACTCGCCCCCGGCTCCCCGACCGTCGTCGCGACCAACCCGAACGCGACCGTATTGGACCAGGTGGCGACCACGCGGGACACCAAGCTTGCCCATGCGTGGGCGAGCCGGTGGGGCGTACTGAAGGCGAAGGAGCCCGCCTCCATGAGCGCGACTGTCATGGCGACCCTCACGGAAGCCGACTACCGCGCCGATCTGGATATCGGCTTCGACACTGCCCGGTGCATCAACACGGTCACCGTCAAGCGCCTCGCGATCGTCGGCGGCGAGACGGTAGAGACGGTCTTCGGCCCCTACGTCGACGACGCCTCCGTGCGCGACTGGGGCGTGTTCGCCGAAGAGTTCACCGTCGCCGGGCTCTCCGACGCCGCCGTAGCGACCTACGGCGCGAGCATCCTCGCCGCGAACGCCACGCCACAGGTCACCGTAAACTCCGCCGTCCT